ATGCACTATTCATTATGGATTCAGCTGCTTATACTGATTCAGTACAGACAGTAGTTGATACGGTAAGTGCTCTAGATACCAATTACGTGGCCACTTATTATCCGTGGGTAAAGATACCAAACAGAGATACCAATAGACCAGTTTGGGTTCCGCCTTCAGTAGTGTTACCAGGTGTAATATCCTATACTGATAGAGTATCACACGAATGGTTCGCACCAGCTGGTTTGAATCGTGGTGGATTGACAACAGTTCTTGAGGCTAAAATGAGATTAACTCATGCTGAAAGAGATGAGCTTTACGAAGGTAGAGTCAATCCTATAGCTTCATTTCCTGGTCAAGGTGTTGTGGTGTTTGGACAGAAAACCTTACAAGCAAAACCATCAGCTCTCGATAGAGTAAATGTCAGAAGATTGTTGATTACAGTTCGTAAGTTTATAGCAAGTACTTCAAGATTCTTAGTGTTTGAACAAAATACACAAGCTCTAAGAAATCGTTTCTTGAATATTGTTAATCCTTTCTTGGAACAAGTACAATCCAATAGTGGTTTGAGTGCTTTCAGAGTCGTGATGGATGATACAAACAACACACCTGATGTAGTGGATAGAAATCAATTGGTTGGTCAAATATTTGTACAACCCACAAGAACTGCAGAGTTCATTGTATTGGACTTTATTGTTCAACCAACAGGAGCTACATTTCCTGAGTAAGTTTAACTTATAAACACTATCTTATAATGAAAAGCCCCTCACATCGAGGGGTTTTTCTTTTTATAAATTATCAAAAATTTGGTTCGATGATATTTATTTATGAGTAGAAATAACGGACTTTACAGGAGAATAAAGAATGGCTACATTAGACCCGAATGAAATAATGTTCACACCGTTTGAACCGAAAACTAAAAATCGGTTCATCATGTATATAGAGGGTGTTCCGGCATATATGATAAAGGCGGCAAAAAGACCATCAATTCAATTTGAAGAAATAGTTTTAGACCACATAAATGTAAAAAGATATATAAAAGGTAAAGGAGCATGGCAACCAATTGATGTTACCCTTTATGATCCAGTCGTTCCATCAGCAGCTCAAGCAGTTATGGAATGGGTTCGTTTATCTCACGAATCTGTAACAGGTCGTGATGGTTATTCCGATTTCTACAAAAAAGACGTAACATTTAATTTGTTAGGTCCAGTAGGTGATGTCGTTGAAGAGTGGGTATTGAAAGGCACTTATATTGAAATGGCTGACTTTGGTGAATTAGATTACTCATCAACAGATCCTGCTGAGATTATGTTGACATTAAAATACGATTACGCTATCTTACAATTCTAAGGAGTAAATATGAGTTTCTTAACAGAAATGTTATCAAGTGATGCCAAAATATCATCAAAGAGGACAGTTGGTTTTGCTGCTTTCTTCATGTTGATTTGTAGTTGGGGAGCAGACACCTTTTCTACATTTGAAGTAAAAGATAAAATATTAGAATGTTTTATGTACATTTCAGTCGTTGGATTGGGTGTTACGGCAGCCGAGAAGTTTGGTAAAAAATAAATTAGTTTTATAACAAAATAAGTTATATATAATATTACATAACAAAAGGAGTCATTTATGGCTGATTATAAATTTCCTACGGAAATGGTAGACTTGCCATCCAAAGGTTATTTCTACGTTGAAGGTCACCCTTTATCTAAGGGCAAAGTAGAGGTAAAATACATGACCGCGAAAGAAGAGGATATATTAACCTCAAAAAGTTTAATACAACAAGGAACTGTCATTGATGTTTTATTACAATCATTGATAGTTGACAAATCAATTAAGATAGATGATATGTTGATTGGTGATAAAAATGCTATCATGGTTGCAGCTCGTATACTTGGTTATGGTAAAGAGTATGAATTCACTTATGATGGTATTGAACAAAAAACAGATTTATCAGTATTAGAACCCAACTCGGTGGATTTAAAAAAATTTACTAAAGGTCAGAATAGATTTTCTTTTGAATTACCAAATTCAAAAAGACAACTTGAATTCAAATTATTAAGTGGTAAAGATGAAAAAGACATCGAGTTGGAATTGAAAGCAAGACAAAAAGTATCTAAAGAACAAAGTTCGGAATTGACTACAAGATTAAAAACTATGATATTATCAGTTGATGGTAAATCAGACAGAGCCCATATAAATAGTTTTGTAGATACTCAATTTTTATCAGTTGATTCATTGGCATTTAGAAAGTATGTCTCATCCATAACACCGGATGTTGATATGACTACAACTGTCGTTGATTCAACTGGAAAGGAGACAGAGGTGACGATTCCAGTCACCCTACGATTTTTTTGGCCTACCTCCTGAGTACAAACTTCAGATACATGAAGAAATATTTCAATTAATATTACATTCTAAGGGTGGATTTACATTTAGTGAGGTTTACAATTTACCCATATATCTTCGTTCATTTTACTTAAAAAGATTACAGAGTTTTTATAAATCAGAAGCAGCTGAACTCAAGAAGGAAATGGACAAATACAAAAACTAAAATTTACATCATTGATATTTATTATTGACTCATAATATTTAACAATAAAGGAGATTCTTATGGCTAGATATAAGAACAACACACCACAGGTAGTAGAGGGTTTCCTCGATAAAATGTTTGGGGCTTTTGTTAAAAAAAGAGGACAACAAATAGCTAAAGACATGGGTAGAAAGGATCCAGAAATGGGTAGATTGTTAGGTATAGCTGCAAAAGCAATAAATCAAGCAGAAAAACGTTTGAAAAACATGACTCCAGCTGAAAAGAAAAAACATTTTTCGGATTTAGAAAAACTAGCGGGTTTATAATAATATGGCTAAAAACGATAATTTTGATGATTATAGATTAAAACTCATAGCTGATGCTAGAAAAGAAGAAGAAAAAAGACTTGAAGTTAATAGAGATTTAAATAAAGAGCTTAAAAAACAACTTGAAAGTGAAGATAATATAGATAAGGTCATAAATGGTGTTTTAAAAACAGAATCTTTAAGAGAAGCAAATCTTCAAGCTATGATAAAATTAAAACAAGCCGAGACTGAAGAAGAGAGAAAGAAAGCTCAACTTGAATTAAAGTCAATATCAGCTCAAGCTAGTATAAATGCTTCTATAAAAGACCAAGTGGCTGGAATGAGAGCAACAGCAGCTAGTGCAAGAGCTTTCCTATCGGCTATTTTAGCCAATCCCATCATGGCTCTAGCGGCTGCTGCTTTAATTCTTGTAAAACATTTAGTTGATGCTGGTAAAGCAGTATTAGACACTAGAAAAGAACTAGGACTCTCACTTGGTGTTTCAGCTAAATTAACAGCTCAAACAGAAGCACTCGGTGTTAGTGCTAAAGTTTTTGGTGGTACCGTAGAGGACATAAGACAGGCTCAAACAGCCATAAGAAATGAATTAGGATTGAGTGTACAAGAAGCTGCTAATTTGAGTTTTCAATTTGCCAAAACAGCAGCTACAACTGGTCAGTCAGAAGAACAGTTAGCCGGAACTCTTTCAATTATGGAGTCAATATCTAGTGCAAGTAGAGAGGCTCTTCTAGCTCAGATTGAAACCACAGGTGAGATTTTACAACAAAAAGGGTTAGCTCCAGGTGATATTTTTAAAGATGTGGCTGATAACGCTGAACATTTTGCTTCTTTTGCCAAAGATGGTGGTAAAAATATATTTTTAGCTGCAGGAGCGGCTAAAAAATTGGGATTAAACATGAGTGCAGTAGCTGCAGCTACAGAATCTTTATTAGACTTTGAAACTTCAATTGAAAAACAAATGGAAGCCTCTTTATTACTTGGTAGACAAATAAATCTTGATAGAGCAAGACAATTAGCTTTAACTGGTGACCAAGAGGGAATGTTACAAGAAATACTAAAACAAGTAGGTGGTGAAGCAGAATTCAATAGATTAAATGTATTACAACGAAGAGCTTTAGCAGAGAGTGTTGGTCAGAGTGTTGAAAACCTTTCTAGACTTGTTAGAAATAACACAGCCACGACCACGGCTGGAGTGGTGGCTGGTCAAAGTGACAATACAGAGGAAATACAAAGAACTCAACTTGAAATTATGGAGAGTTCAGATGGATATTTAAGAACTATAGCTAAGGAAATTTAATGGCATTAGTAGATTTAAAATCAAATTTATCACAGATTGATACAGATTCAAGATTTGGTCGTGATAGTATGCCCTCAACACCACCACCTAACAACACAATATCTACCACCACAGGTGTGGACTTCTTTCCAAATACTAATGCCTTTGGATTTACGACTAATAGAAATTTGACTGGTCTTGATACTGATTTCAGATTAAATAATAATGGTGGGCCTATAATACCACAAATTGGTAACTTCGGAATACCACCAAATCAATGGAATCCAAAATTTTTATTGTCAGCCACTAACAAATCAGTGCCTAATATTTACAATACAGGAACTTCTCAAACACCACTTCAACAAATATCAATAGAGGGTTTAGATTCGTTTGTAAATTTTGGAAGTATTTCCAATAGATATGGATACAGTTTTGTACCTCCATTTTCAGAAACCAATAAATTACCAACTGTAAGACCAGATACAGCTGAAAAATCTAGAATATATTTTAAACATACTCAAGATAAATCCGATATACAAAATGCTGGTTTTACAAGATTTGGTCTTGGATTAGATAATTATTATGCTCAAGCTCAAAATGATAATGGAATATTTGGACAGAGAAATGATAGTAGAAGAAGATTAAGTAATAATAATCAACCAAAAGTCATAAGAAATATTGGACAAAGATGGGGAGCAAATAGTATACAATTACCAAGTCCAATTCCTAAATTCGTATCAAAGGGTGTTGATGCTTTATTATCTTTATCAGCTCCTGTATTCGGTAGAGACATTAGTGTTTTCGCAGATAGATATAAAGCCGATACGATTAGATTGAGTGAATTTGTCAATCCAATATCTACATATGCTATAAAACAAACTGTTTTACACAGACAAAACAAATACGATAGGGTGGCTTCACAATTGTATGGTTTGGGTGGAAATCAAGGAGCAACAACAGGAGACAACAAGTTTAGTCAATTAATAACTAAAGCAGCAGCTAGTGGTTTACTTGATATTAATCCACAAGTTTACAATCAAGCTTCTATTTTTAGTGTACCTGGAGTTCCTGGAATGATGTTTAATAAAAATGGTAGAAATTT